ATAGTACCTCTATTTTTGGTGGTACAAAAATGAAATACCCCTATTGGCATAATACTTTAGAAACTAAAGTAAGGGATAGTGATAGTAGTATTGCTGCCCTTGTCAAAGGGCCATATGTGCATAGCGAAGAAATGGAGCTGTTAACTTATGATCAGATGTTAGCTTTAGCATTTGTTCATCTTCATAGTAAGACTTCAAAGGATTATAACTTTGTACAGTTAGCCAAAGGTGGCCAAGAGATGATCACAGCAGCAATAGAAATATACGAAGACAATCATCATACTAAAGCTACTGACAATAAAACTCAAGAGAGGATCGCACAGTTCTTTAAATTACACTAATGGGTTGTCGTAATTATATAAATAAGTGTATATAGATAAGGAATTGATATGGCTGTACCTAATACAAGAACAACATTACAAGATTACTGCTTAAGAAGCTTAGGTGCACCAGTAATTGAAATCAATGTCGATGACGATCAGATAGAAGATCGTACTGATGACGCACTACAGTTCTATCAAACATTTCATTCAGACGGTGTAATTCGTGAATATTTAAAACACGAAATCACAGCAACAGATTTAACTAATAATTATATTACAGTTGCTGATGGTATTACATCTATTATCCGTATGTTAAAAATTAATGCTACAGCAGGTAGTTCATTATTTGACATGGGTTATCATATGCGTATGAATGATATATTCATGCTACAAGGATTAGGTGCACAGCTTCAAGAATATGAAGCAGCACAACAAAAACTGTCACTAATAGATCACAGATTAAATAGTGAAGAACATATACGTTTTAGTAGACATATGAATAGAGTTCATATGGATGAAGGATTTGGTGAGTTAATCGCTGGAGAGTTCATTGTATTGGAAGTATATACAATTATAGATCCTTCAACATACACAGATGTTTTTAATGACTTATATTTAAAGAAATATCTTACCGCATTAATCAAACGTCAATGGGGAGCAAACATGATGAAGTTTGAAGGCTTCCAACTTCCAGGTGGTATAACAATGAATGGTCGTCAAATGTTTGATGATGCAATCGAGGAACTTCAACGATTAGAAGAAGAAGTTAGGCTGACATGGATGTCTCCTGATAACTTCATAATGGGATAATTAATGGCAACAAGCGTATACTTTTCTGGTGCTGTAAGAACTGAACAGAACCTTTATGAGGATCTAGTACTTGAAAGCATTAAAATGTTTGGTCAAGATGTAGTATACATACCCGTCGAACAACTAGCTGAAGATGCTCTTCTCAATGAAACAATAAATCAATATCGTCATGCCTATCCAATAGAATGCTTTGTATTAAACACCGAAGGATTTGAAGGTGATGGTAATCTATTAGGTAAATTCGGTTTAGAGATTCGTGACCAAGGTACATTTGTAATACCTAAGAAACGTTGGGATCACGTTGTAGGTCAGAACCTTGCTGAATCATTAGGTAATGTAGAACTTGGTTTGCCTTCAGAAGGTGATCTTATATACATGACAATGACAGATAGATTGTTTGAGATCAAGTATGTAGAACCTAAGAAACCTTTCTATCAATTACAAGATCTTCCTACGTATACCCTTACCGCTGAGTTGTTTGAATACAACGGTCAAAACTTTGATACTGGTATGCCTGAAATAGATAACGTAGAATTAGTGTATGCTAACGCTTATTCATACAATACCTTTGCAGCAGCCAATACTAACCACTTCCAGATCGGTGAGTTCGTACATCAGTGGACCGGTGGTACTGATGGTTCTAGTGCTTATATTAATTGTATAGGTAAGGTTGCTGGATATGAAGTAATTGATACAGAAAATTATACAGTAACACTTGTATCTCCACATCAATCATCAAATGGTGATGGAACATTTAAACAATTCGAAGCACATGCAACACGTTTACTTGTTGGTCAAACATCAGGTGCATCAAGGAAGATTATTCTTGACTTAACAGGCACAACGAAGACTGAATACAACAGAGACGAATATGCTGACAATGATGAATTCGAATTTGAAGGTGATGATGTTATAGACTTCACTGAAACTAATCCGTTTGGAGATCCATAATGTTCGAGAATCATTGGTATAATCAATCAACACGTAGAATGGTATCCGTATTTGGATCTTTGTTCAATGATCTAGAGGTCATGAAATATGTTTCAGGTAAGATAACAGGTAAAATTAAAGTACCTCTTGCTTATGCACCACGATCTAAAGTTCTTGCACGTTTAACAGAGCAAGGCGGTGATCCGAAGGTAGCAATTAAATTACCACGTATGTCATTTGAAATATCATCTATGGAATACGATGCTAACGCACGTGTATCTAAACATAAGAATTATACAAAAGCTATAGTAGGTGATTCACTACAATTAAATAAATTAGGTTCGCCAGCTGTATATAAAGTTGGATTTGAATTAAACATACTTGCAGCAACGCAAGATGAAGGTCTACAAATATTAGAACAGATACTGCCAATGTTCCAACCTGAATATACAGTAACCGTAAAAGATATTCCAGCAATGGATTTGACAACTGACACTCCGATTATTTTAGAGAGTGTTACATTAAATGATGATTATGAAGGTGATTTAGTTACGAGAAGGGCTATAGTATATACATTACAGTTCTCAACTCGTATTCGTTATTATAGAGGAATAGGTAAGGGCAAGCAAATTCTACATACTGAAGTTGATTATTCAGATAGTGTTGATCCTACTTCAAGTAAGTTTGAGACACAAAAAGTAGACGGTACATCGGCAGCTCCTTACACAGAAACGATTGACTTTTTTAATACTGACGTATAACAGGGGAATACAATGGCACATGAATTTAAAGCACAATTAGTAAGAGTCGTTGATGGTGATACCATTGATGCAGATATTCATTTAGGATTTAACATGATCATGAGAGATCGCATCCGTTTAATGGGTATAGATACACCTGAGAGTAGAACAAGAAACCTACAAGAGAAATCTTGGGGTATGGCTTCTAAGCACAGGCTAATAGAATTATTGGCAGAAACAGATGGAGAGTTTACTCTTCACACTGCTGAAATGAAAAAAGGAAAGTTCGGAAGAGTATTAGGTACGATTATGGTTAACGGTAAAGATGCTAACCAAGTACTAATAGACGAAAAACTTGCTATCCCTTACATGGGCGGTAATAAAGATGATAGCCGTGCACAGTATGGAGTAGTAGACTTATGGAATACAGATTATGAAAACCCACAGGAACATGACGATGACCATGAACATGGCGACGAACCAGAAGGGATTGACTGGCACGAGTAAAGTCGATGACGATTACGAACGTGTAAGAAGAGACTTATTTGATTTAGCGGGACAAGGTGACGAAGCGATAGAGCTTATGTTAGAACTTGCCCGCGAATCAGAACACCCAAGAGCATTCGAGGTTCTTGGTCAGTTGATCAAACAAAACGCTGAGATAGGCGAAAAGATTCTAAAACTCCACAAGACTAAAAAGGAAGTGGACAAATCAGATGAAGGTGTTCCAGCACTTACCGCTGGAGCAACCAACAATAATGTATTCATAGGCTCTACAGCCGAACTACAAAAAATGCTACGTGATGAGGAAGTAATTGAACAGGAGCCAGATTTATTTAAAGAATGAGTAGAGAAACTAACTACCTAGGTAATCCTAATGTAAGGGGTGCCGATGTAGACCATCCATGGACTAAGAAAGAACTAGTTGAATATAAGAAATGTTTAGATTCACCTCAGTACTTTGCAAAGAAATATTGTAAGGTAATCCATTTAGATAAAGGTTTAATACCCTTTAAGCTATATCCGTATCAAGAGGATATGTTTAAATCATTCGAAGCACATAGATTCAATATCGTTCTGGCATGTCGTCAGAGTGGTAAATCCATCGCTGTTGTAGCTTACCTTCTATGGTATGTGATATTCAAGGGTGAACAAGTAGTAGGTGTGTTAGCAAATAAGAATGCTATTGCAAGGGAAATGTTATCACGTATTACTCTTATGTTAGAGAACCTACCATTCTTTTTACAACCAGGGTGTACAACACTAAACAAAGGTTCTATTGGCTTCTCTAATAACTCAAGAATCATTGCTGCTGCCACATCCTCAAGCTCTATTCGTGGTATGTCACTTAACTTAGTATACCTTGACGAGTTCGCATTCGTTGATAACGCTACAGAATTTTATACATCAACCTATCCGGTTATATCATCTGGTAAAACATCTAAGATCATTATCACATCTACAGCGAATGGCATAGGTAATATGTACCATAAACTATATGAAGGTGCATTGCAAGGAACAAACGAATTTAAATCCACTCGAGTAGATTGGTGGGACGTACCTGGAAGAGATGAGAAATGGAAAGCTATGACCATAGAGAACACATCTCAATTACAGTTTGACCAGGAATTTGGCAACTCATTCCATGGCACAGGTAATACATTAATAAGTGCTGATATATTATTAGCATTAAGAGCCACTAATCCTGTCGAATATATGAACAACGTTAAAATATTTGATCAGCCAGAGGAAGGCCATGTATATCAGATGTTCGTTGATGTATCCAGAGGAAGAGGTCAAGACTATTCCACATTTACAATCATTGATGTGTCTCAAAATCCATTTGTACAAGTGTGTACATATAGAGATAATATGATTAGCCCATTATTGTTCCCTGATTTAATATATAAGTATGCCATGCATTACAATGAATGCTATGTAGTAGTTGAATCTAATGATGCGGGTCAAGTTGTATGCAATGGTTTATACTATGATTTAGAATATGAGAACGTATTCGTAGAGTCTATGATTAAAGCTAATGCTATTGGTGTTACCATGACAAAGAAAACTAAACGTATAGGCTGTTCTAACATAAGAGATATAATGGCACAGGGTAAATTAGTAGTGAAAGATGAAGAGACCATAAGAGAAATGAGTACATTCATTGCCAAAGGAACATCTTACCAAGCAGATCATAATGCATACGATGATCTTATGATGAACTTAGTTATGTTTGGATGGTTCACATCTACTCCATTCTTTCTAGAATCAACAGATGTAGACATGAAACATATGTTATATGCAGCAAAAGTACAACAATTAGAAGACGAAGTTATACCGGTAGGCAATATGCCAGCGCCACAGGATGATGATCATCCATTTGGAAAAGGGTGGGAAATTTACAAATATTAATTAGTATAAATAAGTATATTGAGAATCACAACGTATTATGAAAATCTTATTAATAACATGAAGGAGTTTAGATGGCTAATCTAGTTTCGCCTGGAGTACAGGTAAAAGAAATCGATTTGACCAATGTTGTTCCGTCAGTATCTACAACAGCAGGAGCCATGGCGGGAGCGTTCGCTTGGGGAACTGTTAATGAGGTAGTAACTGTATCATCGGAAACACAATTGATTGAAACGTTTGGAAAGCCCGACGCGAACACGTTTGAAAGTGTTCTGTCCGCAGCCCAATTTTTAAGTTATGGCAGTTCTTTAAAAGTTGTCAGAGCTACAGGAGCAGACGCAAGAAATTCAACAGTGTCTGGTACTGGTATTTTAACACAAAACAAGACTGTCTTTGACGGTCAATCACCTGCAGCAGGAGACTGGGCACAAGCTCGTTACCCTGGTATTACAGGTAATGCGGTAGGAGTTTCAGTACTTACTGCAACACAAACACCTACGGCATGGCAAGCTTTGTACGTCGAAGGCTTAGCAGGAACATCATCAGGAGCAGCCGCAGTTGGTGGTTCTAATGATGAAATTCACATTTGGGTTTATGACACAAATGGAACAATAACAGGTACAGCTGGTACAGTACTTGAAACATGGACTTATTTATCACAAGCAAGTGATGTTAAAGGTACTGATGGTTCTTCTTTATACTATAAAGATGTAATCAATGCAGGATCATCATGGGTCTATATCGGTAATCACGCAGCAGCTTTAACAAAAGCTGGCCAATCAGCTACATCGAACGCATTCGTTCATGTCGCATCATTCTTTGTCGCTTTAGCTGGCGGTGTTGATGATAACGTATTGACTGTAGGCGAGACCACTTTAGGTCTTGGATACTTTGCAGATGCCGAAACAATGGACATGAGCTTAATGTTTCAGACAAACTCTTCATTGAGTGCAGCTGATAACAGGACACTAGGTAATTATATTACAGCTTTATGTGCAGCAAGAAAAGATGCAGTTGGCTTTATCTCTCCAGAGAGAGCGGCAACAGTAAACGTAACAGCTGCGGCGGCTCAAACAGCAGTAGCAGCATGGAGAACAGCTTCAACTTCAACGTCTTATGGCTTTGCAGATTCAAGTTCTCTATATGTGTATGACAAATACAATGATGTATATCGTTGGATTGCAGCGGCAGGATCTACAGCAGGACTAACGGCTAACGCTGATCTAGTTGCTGATGCATGGTTCTCACCAGCTGGTTTTACACGTGGTAATGTTCGTAACGTTACTAAACTAGCATGGAATCCTAACCAAGCAGCGAGAGATGCTTTATACAAGACAGGTGTAAACCCTATTGTAACTTTCCCTGGTTCGGGTACAGTGTTATTTGGTGACAAAACTCTACAAAGTAAACCTTCAGCGTTCGATAGAATTAACGTTCGTAGATTGTTTATCGTGTTAGAGAAGGCTGTAAGTACAGCATCTAAAGCATCATTATTCGAATTTAATGATGAATTTACAAGGGCTCAATTTAGAAACATGGTTGAACCATTTTTAAGAGACGTTAAGGGTCGTAGAGGTATTACGGACTTTAAAGTAGTTTGTGATGGCACTAATAACACAGGAGCAATTATTGATACTAATAAGTTTGTTGCTGATATTTATGTCAAACCTGCTAGATCTATTAACTATATAACACTTAACTTTATTGCCACTCGAACTGGCGTAGAGTTTTCTGAAATCGCAGGAGGTAACTAATGGCTATTTTAGGCGTAGATGATATGAAGGGCCAATTAATCGGTGGTGGTGCTAGACCTAATTTATTCCAGGTCACACAGAACTTCCCTGGTTTAATTATAAAGCCAAACTCAACGAAGGCATCTTACATGACAAAAATGGCATCGTTGCCAGCAAGTACTATTGCTCCTATTCCAGTTCCATTTAGGGGTCGTACGTTACAGGTAGCTGGTGATAGAACATTTGAACCATGGACGATCACGGTCATTAATGATAATGACTTTGATGTGCGTAATGCATATGAAGATTGGATGAACATGATTAATGGACATAATAATAATACTGGTATAATCAAGCCAGATACTTATATGGCTGACATGGTCGTTGAACAACTTGATAAAGCTGGTACTAGTATTAAAAAATACGATATCAGAGGTTGTTTTCCAACATCATTGGGTGCGATTGAACTTTCGTACGAATCAGAAAATGTTATTGAAGAATTCACTGTTGAACTACAAGTTCAATATTGGGAATCTGATACTACAACGTAAATCATCGATATACTTAAGGGTGCCGAAAGGCACTCTTTCTTAAGTGTTATAAATATATTTAAGAAAGAGTGAATTAGGAATAAAGGAAAATATGGCAGATGTAAACAGCAGATCACTATTTGGTTTTGAGTTTAAAAGAAAATCAATAGAGACAAATAAGAAACCAGTATCATTCGCCTCAGATAATGAGGATGGAGCATACGAGATTAATCCAACGGGTGGACACTTTGGTCAGTACATGGACCTTAGTGGAGATAAATTCGAATCAGATAAACAATTAATAATGAAGTATCGTTCTATATCGCAGTATCCAGAAGTGGATATGGCGATTGAAGATATTTGTAATGAAGCAATTACAGATGAGAATGGTGTTATTGTTAAACTAAACTTAGATAACTTAGATCAGAAAGATAATGTTAAAGATCTAATCATGGAAGAGTTCGATAGAATTCTTAACTTAACTAACTTCTCTGCAACAGCATACGATACGTTTAGACGTTGGTATGTTGATGGACGTTTATTCTATCATGTTGTTATCAATGATGCTAAACCTGATGCAGGAATATTAGAGCTAAGACAAATAGATCCTACAAAGATTCGTAAGATCAAAGAAATAGAAAAGGTTAAAGATCCTAAGACTGGAGCTGAACTTCAGAAAGAAGGTCAAGAGTATTACTTGTACCAAGATGAAGTGTTAATGAATAACTCTGAAGGCTTACGTATTAATCCTGATGCTATCATTCAAGTTAACTCAGGTCTATTAAATGACGAACGCAATAAGGTTATAGGCTATC